TACTTCATGCAAGCAGCAGCATATGCTATCATGTATGAAGAACGAACTGGGATTCCTGTTCCTTGGTTGGTTATTCTAATCGCAGTCGAAGATGATGAACCGCAAGTCTTCATCGAACGTCGCGATGATTGGACCAAAGAATTAATTCGCACGAGAGATTTTTTTGAAAATGGATATTATTTGGATTGACTTTTAAAGATCAGTATAGTATAAATAGATTATCAGTTGTTGACAGGCAACAATAAAGGCGGAAAGACGCGAGTGCAACTCTCGCCACCTCCACCATAGTCACACAGTCTAACAACCACACTACACAAGATGTAGTGTCACGACAGATAGACTAAGTTGCGCAACGTGTGACTATGATGGGGGTGAACTAGGATCGATTTTCGTGTAATAGGGCGTCCGAGACTGATTGACTGGCAAAGTGCCACTAAACGTAAACGCAAACGATAACAACGTTGCATTTGCTCTAGCCGCTTAAGGCTAGCATTGGGTTTTCTGGCGGTTTTCCTCGAAACAGAATAAACCGCCAACCGTTCTAAACTAGCGGTGGAACGAGTTGATATAGGGTTTCTGAACGATAAATAATAATATGAATCCCGCGATGCCTTTTCTGGTAACAGCAAGCATCGCGGGTTTTTTTGTCCATGCGTTTTAGTGGACGCAGTGTGGGGAGTCACTGTTTAATACCCTCTCAAGTTTAACAATCTAAGGAATAGTAAATGCCTTCCTTCAACAAGAAGACATTGAAAATTCTTTCTTTATTACTCGCGCTTATATTAGGTTATCAAATTGCACTAAGTTATGCTAAAGAAAGAATTGAAGATACTGCACTGGATTTCTCTGCAGCGTCTTACAATAAAATCGAAAACGTGAACGAAAAATTAGAAGATATTCGAGAAGAAACAAGAAAACAGGAAAAGAAAAAATACATCGCCGCGAACCATCGCGAAGTGAAATGTCTTGCTGATAATATTTACTACGAAGCAGGATATGAACCAACCAAGGGTAAAATCGCCGTTGCTGGTGTTACTATAAATCGAGTCAAGAACTCGAAATTCCCCAAGTCCGTTTGCTCGGTAGTGTATCAACGAACTCGCGGAACTTGCCAATTTTCCTGGACTTGTATGAAGAAATACAGACCAAGTCCTGCGGGATATGCCCAAGCGAAAAAAATCGCAGAAAAAGTATTGACTGCAGAGATAGAAACGACTAAAGTGGTACCTAGAAACGTTCTATTCTACCATGCGGATTATGTAAATCCACGTTGGGGTCTAGATCGTTATGCTAAAATTGGTAGACATATTTTTTATGCAGGATAAATTATGATTATGATGGAAGAAATTCCAACAACTGATGAATTTTTGATTACAAAGCAATTTAAAACGGCGGCAGAATTCTCAATCCATATTGAGAAGATCGCAAAAGAATCAAGAATGAATTGTATGGACGTTCTGATTGATTATTGCGAAAAGCGAAATATAGAGGTGGATTCTGTCGCCTCGCTCATCAGTTCTTCTCTCAAAGAGAAGATCCGCGTGGAAGCGCAAAATCTTAATATGCTAAAGACTTCTAATAGTGGGAGGTTGCCGCTGTAATGGACCCGTACGAGGTTTATCGTTTATACTTGGCATTACGACTACACTTTACTAAAGAAGATTATGACATAACCAAAACCAAAGGCGGAGTCCGTCCGTCAAGAGAAGCGTTTATGAAACGCAAAGATCTCTACTCGATCCGGAAACTTGCACAAACTAAAAGCAAGCAGGAAATCATCAATTTTCTTGTGGCAAACTTTGTGTCGGGAAATAGGTGGGGTGGTATTTTTGACTCGGAATCAAACGAAGTATACAATCACTGGAATACAAAGATGCAGCGTCTGACGTATCAGTTTACGCAAGACATACAAACTATGTATTCCGATAGCGATCCTCTAGAGTCTACAAACAATCAGCATCCTACTGTATTGAAAATGTATCTCGGAGGAAAAATTTCTCTAGAATCTATTGCTATTTTGGATAAAATCGTTAAATTTACTTCTAGGGACTATGGTTCTTTATCTGATGACTTTATCTGGAAAGATTTTATTCATCTTGTGAAGAAATATCGACCCTTTGTTAAGATCGACAAAGAAAAATTCACCCACCTATTTGAAAAGGAGTCAGGAGTGGTGGTAAACTAATTATGGGCAAGTCTCGTAAGAACTACGGTGATGATTACGGCGGTCGTATTCGTCACAATGAGAAAGATGTGAATAAAAATAAGCATCGCAAAAACCTGTATAAATATTCGGTTGGTTATGAAGATGATGACCAAGATGATTATGATACAAACCGCAAATACTAACATACAACGCAAAAATAAGGACAATACATATGTCAATTAATTCACTTTCCGACCTCCGCAAGAATCGCGGAAACTTTGACTCACTCATGAAGGCAGTTGAGTCAATCGCAAATCCCTCAAATGAAAAGAAGGGCGATGATGATCGCTTCTGGAAACCGACTGTCGACAAGGCAGGTAACGGTCAGGCAGTCATCCGTTTTCTCCCCGCACCAGCAGGTGAAGAACTTCCTTGGGTACGTATCTGGGATCATGGTTTCCAGGGTCCAACTGGTAAGTGGTATATCGAGAACTCGCTGACCACTCTTAACAAGCCTGATCCTGTTGCCGAACTTAACAGCGAACTGTGGAACTCTGGTATCGAAGCGAATAAGGATATCGCTCGTAAGCAGAAGCGCCGCCTTTCGTATATCTCCAACATTCTAGTTGTTCGTGACCCTGCGAATCCTGAGAATGAAGGTAAGGTTTTCCTTTACAAGTATGGTAAGAAGATCTTCGACAAGATCAAGGATGTGATGCAACCCACTTTTGAAGATGAGCAACCAGTCAATCCTTTCGATCTCTGGGAAGGTGCTAACTTCAAGTTGCGCATTCGTCAGGTTGAAGGTTACCGTAACTACGATAAGTCGGAGTTTGATTCGACTTCTCCTCTCGCGGATGACGACGATAAGATCGAAGCAATCTGGAAGAAGGAGCATTCACTCGCAGCATTCCTCGATCCTGCTAACTTCAAGTCGTATGACGAACTGAAGGCAAAGTTGAACGCTGTTCTCTCAGGTGGAGCGCGTGTTCCTACTGCTGAGAAGGTTTCGCCGCTGGATGCTGAAGACGAACTGTTTGTTGAAACTAAGATGAAGACAGCACCTGCTGCTAAGGCAGTTGATGACACTCCACCTTGGAATGACGACAGTGACGATGATACTATGAGTTATTTCTCAAGTCTCGCTGACGACTAAAAAAGAAAAGAGGGGATTTCGGTCCCCTCTTTTTTTATCCGAATGCTCTTCTATTTTGGTATCTTTGCCAACTGTTATCGATAGTTCTAACACTATCAGGTGGCAATCCTTGTAGAACATCGCCACCCTTGCCAGTATTCATTGGAACTGGTTGCTGAATTACTGTTGGAGGCGGAACATTAATTACTGGCGCATCAGAACTCTTCGAATCGTTTGTGACATTCTGAATGGCAGTTGAAGTATTATTTCCGCCTGTTTCAACAAGGTTTTTGGTTTCAGCATTATTTGTTATTGAACCTGCAGTATTTGGCGTGAATAACTCTGGTCCCTTTTCGCCTACGATATATGATCCAGAAGGCGATACTGGTCCGCCAGATTCGCGCATTCCTAATAGATCGGTTGCTTTATCTGCCACAGCACCGCCACCAAGACCGCCGACTACACCACCGATCAAAGCACCAAGAATAGGAATAGGAATCAATGCCTGACCTAGAACTGCACCACCTGCTGCACCTGCGAGTCCAGCGCCAGTACCAATCGCTGCTTTAGTAGTTCCTTGTCCTGCTGCTTTGCGAGATCCAAAGTCTAATGCTGCCCCTAGAGGTCCGAGTAATTTCCCGCCAACTCTTCCGAGTTTTGATACTGCTCCTGCTTTTGGCGCTGCTGTCGCAGCACTGGCAGCAGTAGTTGCAGGTTTACCAAATCCAAAGAAATCTTTTACTTTACTCATCATTCCAGGATTCGCTGTTGTTACGCCCGATGGCGAACTAGCAGCACGTGCGAACTGTTCTTGGGATTGATTCGCTCTTATTCTGTCAAAATATTCGGACTTGGGAATATTGCTAGTCCATCTTCCGGACGGACTTGCTGCATTCCCAGCAACTTTTTCTGTAGTTCCAATAGAAGTTTGACCTGCTCTATTTTGCGCACGAATTCTTTGAGCAGCTTCTTTCGCATCCATTTCACCAGCATAAAATCTTTGTGCTATAGTTTTTTCTGCAGGAACATTAGGCATAGGTCTATTGATTGCAACCTTCTCTCTGGTTGCAGTTCTTAACCCAAGTTGTTCCAGCGTTGGATTTGA